CACAAGACGGCCTGTCTAACGTAGTCAACACCGTACACTGGCGTTGTTCTAAAGAGGACGAGGACGGTAACTCAGGTTACGCATATGGCTCACACGGCCTACCTGAGCCTGACTCCAGCAACTTTGTATCTTGGGATGACCTAGATGAGTTTACTGTACTCTCTTGGATGACCGCTGACATGGTTGCAAAGGCTGACGAAGGTGAGAACCCTGCGATGGCTATTGAAGCCTCTGTAGACGCACAGATTGCAGAGAAGGCAGCACCCACATCAGGCACTGGCGTACCTTGGTAAACAGGCGGTAACTAATGTTAGAAGAACACAGATTAGACAGGATAGAGCAGAAGCTAGACAAGCTGACTGAAGCGGTATCACAGATTGCTCGTGTCGAAGAGCAGATGTTATCTGTGTTCAAACGCATGGACAGGCACGAGAAGCGTCTAGACGATCAGGAGGATGACATACGAGAGTTAGTGTCGGCAGTTACGTTGAATACTGGCTCCGTCAAGACTGCTGAACGATTCTTCTGGGTAGCTGTTAGTGCCTGTGCGTCACTTGTTGTTTACATGATGAGGTAAACCTATGTGGCAAGCACTTATATCACCTATTGCTGAATTACTCGGTACTGCTCTGAAGAACAGGGCGGCAGAGAAGACTGCAATACACGAAGCCAAAATGGAAGTAATCAAGAACACAGCGTCTTGGGAACAACTCATGGCGTCTGCTAGTGCTACCTCGTGGAAAGACGAGTGGTTTACTTTGCTCCTGTCAGCACCCGTAGTTGCACTCATGTGGGGAATCAGCATGAACGACGTAGAGATACTGGATCGCATTGGCATTGCCTTTGGCGAACTGAATATGCTCCCAGACTGGTATCAGTACCTGTTGTTCATGGCTGTGTCTGCATCGTTTGGCATACGTGGTGCTGATAAGCTGCTTGCGCTCAAAGGGAAGAAAGACTGATGGCTGAACAACGTCTTTACGATTACACCACTCAACGTGAAACAGGCAATGCTAGTAATCTGTTTTACGGTAACGTGTCTAAGCAGCTTACTCGTTCTGAGTTAAAAACCGCTTTTAATGCTAAAGATAACGGACAGCTTAGAGCTGCGTTTGGTTCGTTCGATAACTACATGAAGTATATGAACGAGCGTCAGGATCTTATTGACAATGAGATTCTTGATCCTAAATGGTGGGAAGCTGAAGAAGCTATTATTGATCCAACTCAAATTCCTCGTGAGCTTGCGATGGATGACAAAGCTCTTAATGACTACATTGTTGGAAGACAAGTAGAAGTAGCAGAGGGTGGTTACAACGAACAAGCGCTAATTCAAGACTTGTTATATTCAAAGTATACAGGCGCTGCTGGTGGTACTTGGTACAACAACGATGGTGATAAGTTTCAGTGGAATGGTTCTTCTTTTGTTAAGACTTCAAAAGTAGATGACCACAACTGGGGCAAGATCATTAATGAAATGGCTAAGGATTTTATTGTTGGTGGTATGGCAGGTGCTCTTGCTAATAGCACTATTAACAGTCTTATTTCTTTAGCACAGATGCAAATAGCAGGTGTACCTATTACGGGAGGCGCATTGCCTCAAGGTACTATTTCTCAAGTTAAAGACGTTATAGGTAGTATGAACCTAACAGACGCTGCAACTTGGGCTAAGTATGTTGGCGAAGGTGGTATGGACCCATCTGCATTGGCTGGTGCGTTCACTGCACTGTCAGAGTTTGAAACTCCTGATGGAGACGATCAAGAAACAGAAACACCTGACTACACAGCCTTAGAGTTTTACAACTCGTTGTTTAAGGGTGAAGTACCAGAAGGTTACAACTTTACGGAAGATAAAATTCTTGTAGATGAGGAAGGTAATCCTGTAGAGCAAAACAGTGTTTTAGCTCAGATATGGGAGTTTTTTAAAGGATTGTTTGAATACGATCCAGATAAGTCTACTACAACAGGCACTGTTGACGACGGTGAAAGCAACGGTAACGGTACTACACCTCAAGCGTTTGATTGTTCTACTGTCAATAGGCAACAAGTAGCAAGCGCTACTGAAGCAACTGGTTGTGGTCCTTGCTTAGAAGGTTATCAGTCTAACGAGTTTGGTGATTGTGTATTTGTGGCTGAAAAAAAAGTATGCCCTGCAGGACAAACCTACAATGATACGTTAGATATGTGCGTTGACGAGCTTTTTTACGAAGAAGGTCAACCATGTAACATGGAAGACGGTACTCAAGGAGTATTTGATAGCGAAGGAAATTGTTACGTACCTGCATCCGATCCTGATGATGATGGTAACAACGACGGTAACGGAGGCACTGACAGTACAGGTTTACAAGAAAACGACCCTTGTGATTCTACAGGTGATGGCGTTAACGACGGCACTATCGATGCAGCAGGAAAATGCATACCTGCGGTAACTACAAGCACAACAGACTCTACACCAACTGCCAAGTGTACTGATTTAAGAGCAGACAACTACGGCGAAGAAGGTGAGTGTCAGTACGCAGAAATATGTTTAGATCCTGAAGCAGATAACTACGAAGAAGGTGGTCCGTGTCAATACTCAAGTTATGTTAAAGACAATGACGCTAATTATTGTGCAGAAGTAGATTGTAGCCAAAAACCTAGCGAATCTTCTTTTGCTATGAAAACGTGGAGAGCGTGTTGTACTAGAACAGTTACTACTTCTACGGGAACCAATACAAACCAAGTAGACTGCAACATGGTTGAGTGTGAAAATCCTCGTCCTGCTGGTGCAATGGGTGTTGTATGGGACAGGTGTTGTACAACAACAACAACAACTACATCTTCTACTGGTGGAGAAACAGATTGTACATTAGTTGAATGTGAGTCTCCTAGACCTGATGGGGATATGGGTGCGTTGTGGGATAAATGTTGTAAAACTGGAACTACAACTACACCGACTACTGATACAGGCGGTGACTCTGGAACAAGCTCTGGTGGTGGTTTAACTGCTGCCGCTGGTGCTACTAGTATGTTTACACCGTTCCTTGCAGGTCTTAGTTACCAATCTCAACCTGTTCCAGTAGCAACAACTGCATTTCAAAAAGATTATGCTAAAGACTTAGATGCATCAATCAGTCGTTTACTTTCTGGTCGTATGCCTGACAACATTGCTTAAGGACTAAAAATGACATATTTAAATCTAGTAAACAATGTCCTTAGACGTTTACGCGAAGACGAAGTATCTAGCGTACAGGACAACACTTACAGCAAAATGGTAGGTGACTTTGTTAATGATGCTAAGAAGTTTGTAGAGTCTGCTTGGGACTGGTCAGCGTTACGTACTACGTTGACTATCACTACCACTGCTGACATATTTAACTATGTACTCACGGGGTCACAGAACAAGATCAAGGCACTGGATGTAATTAATGATACGTCTAACATCTTTATGCAGTATAACACGCAGCACTGGTTCAACGATAAGTACCTGAACCAAGACCCGGTATCAGGCGCACCTGAGTACTACACGTACAACGGCGTGGACTCTGATGGTGATACACAGATTGACATTTACCCAAAGCCTGACGGTGTGTACAACCTACGGTTTAACTGTGTTCTGCGTAACGATGACCTGAGTGCTGACACAGACACGTTGTTGATTCCTAGTCAACCTGTTATTCACATGGCAGTGGCTCTTCTAGCGCGTGAGCGTGGCGAGACAGGTGGTACATCAGCACCTGAGTACTTTGGCATTGCTGATAAGTTTCTGTCTGACGCGATTGCTCTGGACGCACAGAAGCACCCTGAAGAAGTCATCTGGTACACACCGTAGGAGATTAGTGCATGGCACAGCCACTACAAAGCATTAACCTAGTTGCTCCTGCGTTCAAGGGTGTCAACACAGAAGACTCCCCGATTGCACAGGATCCGTCTTACGCTGACGTTGCAGACAACGCTGTGATTGACAAGCGTGGACGTATTGCTGCACGTAAAGGTGTAGATGTAGTCACAACTAACAAGACTGAGTTGGGTACTGATTACGTACACAAGATTCACTACTTTTACGATGACGCAGGTAACGAGGTAGTCTTTACCGCAGGCAACAACAAGATAATGACAGGGACTACTACGTTGACTGACGTAACTCCCGGCTCATATACGATTACGCAGAACAACTGGAAGATTGTAAACTTTAACGACAAGGCTTACTTCTTTCAACGTGGGTACGACCCTTTGGTGTACGACAACGCTACAGGACTGCGTACATTTACCGTAGCTAACGGTGGTGCTACTGATGCAACCCTGAAGTGTCACGAGGCTATTGGTGCCTACGGACGTATGTGGATTGTAGATAACGCAACAGACTCCCAGACAATCTACTGGTCTGATTTGTTGATAGGCACGGACTTCACTGGCGGCTCCAGTGGTTCTATAGATGTATCTAAGGCTTGGCCTGATGGATACGACGAGGTTAGGGCGTTAGCAGCACACAACAACGCTCTGATTATATTTGGTAAGCATAGCATCCTTGTTTACGGCAACGCTTCTAGTCCAGCTAGTATGGCTCTGGTTGACACCGTTGCTGGCATTGGGTGCATCTGTAGAAACTCTGTACAACAC